TTTTTATTAATTACAGTTAACTAATTATTAAATTTTCTAAACTAAATAATAGATGCGAGCCAGTGAAATTGCCCCCAAGCAGGGCCTAACAATTTTTGATATTGATGACACGCTGTTACATACTACAGCACGAATTCGTGTGGTCAAGAATGGGAAAACAATACGTGAACTTACCAATCAAGAGTTCAACACCTACACACTAGCACCCGGTGAGGAGTTTGACTTTGGTGAATTCCGTTCAGCCGAAAAGTTCAATCGTGAAAGCCGGCCCATTGAGCCCATGATCAACTTGTTAAAAAGCATACTACGCAATGCTACCAACAGTCGTGTAATCATGTTGACAGCTCGCGCTGACTTTGACAATAAACATTTGTTTTTGGACACATTCAAGCAGTATGGCATAGACATGAGTCAAGTACATGTCCATCGTGCAGGTAACTTGCCTGGCGATGATCATCCTGCTGAAAAAAAAGCCGTTTGGGTAAGACAATACTTAGATACTGGGCATTACGGACGAGTCAGACTGTTTGATGACAGTATGAACAATTTACGAGTGTTCAACAGTCTACAGGCCGAGTATCCTGCGGTGTTGTTTTATGCTTATTTCGTTAAACCTGATGGATCAGTAGCCAGTATCAGTCAGTCCACGCTAGATGAAATGGCCATTGTGCGTATACCTCGAGACGAATTAGCCAGTCAAGGACAACACTACTTTGGACAATTTGAACGTGCCAATCCTGCAGCAGTTAAGAGACTGTTTAAAAATCTAACCCCATTGCCTGGTGGTAGTGGGTTACAGTATGGCACTATCCCGCACAGTGATGTCGGCAACTACGGTATTGCTATTGTGTCGGGCGAAGACATTGTGGGCATGTTGATACTTAAACCAGTTCGAGGATTCCCATTAAATAATGCCTATAGTGTGGAGTTTGTCACTGTGGACGAATCCCTACGCGGTATGAGCATTGCCAAGAGCTTGTACGGTATAGCCCTCAGCATACTAAAGTTTGCCATAGTGGCTGGCGAAAGCCAAACAGTGGGCGGACGCCGTAATTGGATTAGTCTCAGCAAGGTCCCCGGAGTTAAAATCATGGGTTGGGGGTGGGTTGAAGAAATGAACACACCGGACCGTGCTGGCCTAAGCCCTGAGGCCAAGAAAAATTTAAAACAAATTCAACAGCGTTTTGAACGCAGTATGGAACGTGCTGGTGGGCAAAGAATTGGTACTGAAGCTGGTGCTGCTGAATGGGGTAGAAAGATAACCAAGCATTGGTATTTGTTCCCGGTTACAGCAGGAACTAGAGAATTTAAAACACAGGCTAATGCTGTGCGAATATACTACAATGACCATTACGATTTGCCTATTGGACAAAACAATGGCCTAGTTGCGGTATTTGATTAATTTAACTTTCATAGGGTAAATAACAACATGCGAGCACGAGAATTTATTATAGAAGCAGTAGACAAGGCTTTGATAAAACAAGTAGCAGATGCCAGCGGCATTGCTAATCCCAACGTAATCAAATCAGGACAAAAAGTAAAGTTACCTGACGGCACTACTTATACAGTGGTATCCGGTGATACTCTCGGTGCCATCATTGATGGCCGGTACAAAGGTGCGCCGCCAGTTAAAACTGATAGAAATACTGGTAGTGATTCCAGTCAAGAACCCGACGATGATGATGATGCCGACGATGATGTAGACTTGGCGCCACCACCGGATGCCCCACAAGACCCTGCAGGGTGGACCGACTCACAAGGCCATCCCATTAGATCCGGTGACGGAAGTCAAGTAAAATCTGGCTCCGGCAGTAAAGGTCCGGGATCACAAATAAATCCACTCCAGGGGTCATTGACGGTAAATTCTCCTTATGGCAAAAGAAACCTCAAATTAAAGGGTGCTAGCAAAAACCATAAAGGTGTTGATCTTCGCGCCAGTGTCGGCACGAAAATTATAGCACCAATCTCGGGCACAGTTGTTGAGGCTACACCCGACAGCAGAGGGTGCGGTGGAACAATATCAATTGCAAATGGTAACATAAAGCATAGATTTTGTCATTGCTCTAAAATTAATGTGCGTGTAGGTGATGAAGTAGAGCAAGGACAAGTTGTAGGATTAACTGGTGGAAAGCCGGGAATCCGTGGTGCCGGAACTTCTGATGGACCACATTTGCATTGGGAAAAATATGTTTCCAATGTTGCAATAAATCCAATGGCGTAAATTATGCGAGCACGGGACTTTATTACCGAAACCGGTATGCAACCAATGGAACCTGCCCATAAGAGTGCTATTAGAAATGCTACCACATTTCCTGATCAAAACATGAATGCTGGTAGCCAGTATAAGAATTATAGAATGGGACTGGCACTAGCAGGTGCTCCCGACTACCCTACCCGGGCTGACAACTATATTGCTGGCGATCCATTGCTAGCCCCTTATACTGAAGAAGAAATGGAAATGATCAACTATGCTGCTCAACAGATCGGTGACGGCAGCAAACAAGTGTGGAGCAATAGTCGTAGTCAGGAGTTGGACAATGTCCAAAAAAACAGTCCGGTTGCGAAACCTCGTCGCAACCAGTACGGGGTTTAACGCCGACTGTTGCTTAGTGGGTTGCGTGTAGCGTCAATCTGCCCTTGTTGAATTTCCAACAGTGCTGTAACAGTGGCACTAGGATGATCGTATTCGTGTTTGTTTTTGTATTGTTGCTTTAACTCCCTGGCTCGAGCAGCAGCATACAGTATCAAATTAAATTGGCCACGTGCATTGACTACACAGCGTTCTGTGTCAATAGCGGGTCCTCGGCTAAACGTTTCTTGTTTCATATGATTCCTTTATAAAAAACTACGTACAGTTCCTAACATGTAGATCAACAGTAAGCCGCCGTTAACTACTATTAGGCTAAAATCTCGAATCCTCACACTCCATATCAGCCAAAGAACACAGCCTACATTAAGGCATCTTACGTCCCAAGATTGAATTAGGTCAACCAGAGTTGGATCGGTCTTGGCACTGACCAAAGCTGCTCCCAGCAAGGTCAGTGCCGTTGCGGTCCATTTTAAAAAATTGTTAAGCCTGCGCTGTGGCATTCTCTGGGGACTCTAGTACTTGAGTTTGACCAAATTCTTTGCCTACATAGTAGTCTATTAGTCTGCGTTGAATCATAGTAATCAAGTCACCGTGATCGTCAGACACAATAAACCTCACAGGACACTTGCCCCAAGTACCCAACCGTTGAAATTGTGCAAACTGTTGACGATGATGCCTATTAGCAGCATCAAATGCAACCCACGGGCGGCCAACAAATGCTAGTCTACTCATACACAGTTCTCCTTAGTGTTTACGAGAGATTCGTTCAAGAATTTCGAGATCCAATGTGTCGTCGATAGTATCAAAATGTGCAGCCAGCATCATTTGGTATACTACTTGGGCTTCGTGTCCAATGGCTGCAATTACATCGTCTACTTCATAGCCGTTCTCACAGTCCCACAACCGATCTGCAATAGCTCGTTGTGCTTCATTCAATCCGTGAATTTCCATTATACAGTTTCCTTGATCAATTCTTCAAACTTTTTAGTTGCTTGGTCCAAATCGGTATCAAACAAATTTACGATTCTACGGGCGCGATTAGGCCCCAGCTCACAGTCAATCTCGTAGTGATAATTGCCGCGGTGCCATAAGATGTATCGCCCCTGCGCTGTGTTTTCAGTCTTGATAATAGTGATCGGGTGCGTCATACTATGCCCATAACAATTAAGTATAGCACAAAGATCCAACACATGACAATCACAATCAACACGTCTCGATCAGTAACAGGTTGTTGCATTATGCAGTCGCCTCAGTTTTAATATAACCGTAGGGAACACCAACACGGTAGCACAAGTATTCGTCGTCACCGTCAGTGTCTTCAGCTTCGTGAATCCAACGCAGTGCCATTGCACGATTCTGTGCACCCAGGGCGATGATCTTAGCGATCCGCTGCTCAAAGTCCTGGATAGCCGCGTCCTCGTTAACCAGCCGCTGTGCTTCGCTACGCTCGATAACCTGCTGAAGATGGTCCATCTCCGACCGAAACCGCTCCAGCGTCCAGTCGCTGATGTCTACACCGCGTGGGCGAAAGTTATAGGCATCCTTGTACATGTCGTTCCATGTTATAGCAGCCTGCTCTAGTGGAGTGTACTCGTCCCAGCTCTTGTAAGTGTATTCGCTCATCGTCTGCTCCAAGTAGTGCTTCAGTTCAAGTATTATAGCGCCAATTTAATGGCCGGTCAACCGTTGTTGACCTGCAACATGTTGCGGTCAGTGAATCGCTGCGTCAGTTTCTGCACTTTCAGCGATCTCTGTAAGCATGTTTGCCAGTTTGAGTATTTTCTGAGCAGTTAGTGTATCCACGGTGTCGTTGTAGACGTGCTGCATCAGTGTGTCGTTGTATAGTGGGTGTTGATCCAAATAGTTTAATCCTGCATCGCCTAGTTCGTAGATACGGCTGTAGCAGTTGGCAATAACATGTTTGTATACATCAGTCATCTTTGACATATTTTCTCTCTCTGTTGTTTAGTATGTATACATTATAGCGCCAATTTAATGGCCGGTCAACCGTTGTTGGCCTGCAACCCCCACCGCAACATCCAGTAGGCGTACTCGGGTTCCGCAAACTCAGCTACGACCACGTAGCGGATGCCATAGCTGAGGAATGGATACGGGGCTGTTTTCCAAATGGGTTTTATTACAGCGTTCTCCATTACCCAACGCCCCTTTTCACTACGCTCAAATTCATATAGTGGAAACGCAGCATAGATCTCAGGATCATCAACATCGCCTATGCTGAATTCATGTACAACAACAACGTGTAAGGTGTCTTTTTTCATGCTAAAATGTGCGGTTGCAACATATTGTGACTAAATATATTAGTAGAAACCATGAGTCAATACATTAAGGAGAACATACGATGTTTACAATATTTGCAAAATTTATTAATTTACTAGATCGATTTACTTCACATCAAACAGATTTAGAGAGATTCATTGCCGCCCACAATCCACAACACGGTGGAGATGTTGATAATCTCATTAGACGGTTTACTTACGGTACACAGAGCGCGTTATGAAATACATCCACAAATTTCATGAGTTTTTGATGGCCTGGGCCGAAGCTGTTTACGCTTATCGTAAACACAATAGACAGCATCATTATTATTGAAACGTGGGACGAATCGTCCCACTAGTCCATTTAACGAATATTGCCGTACTTGGACGCTGGAACATGCGCCCTATAGTCGCTCCAGTCTCTAAGCCACTGCTCTCCATGCCCTTCCATGATGTCAATCATGCGATCAATAGTGCCATTATTCCAATCACTAATAGACCCTTGATTAGGATGCTCCTCAGCTAGCAATTTAGTCAGCTTATTGATAGCATCGTCCTGACTCCAGGGGACATATAAACGCTCAAAGTCATTAGCAAAAGTTTCAGGGAAAGACCTATAAGCAGGGTATAGAACATTACACCCAAGAGCATCTGCTTCGCTGACTGTGTTGGAAACCCAATCTTGAAGGGCGCAATTAAACAGCACACGGCTATCATTAACGATGTTATAGTAATCATTCTTCTCTAGGTTCTCATAGATCTTCAGCAAGCCTTCCTGCTCCATTTCCCTAGCACGAACAACTGCTACAGGATCGTTGGACCGCAGTGTGCCGCCGCTGAGCACAGCAAACTCTACTGGTTTACGATTCTGCACTCTAGCAATGTCATTGGGATAACGCTGAAACCATTCTTCAATGAGGTCCATGAAAAAGTTGGGTTGTTTTTCTTGGTCAAAGCGAGCAGCAAATACCACACGATGTGCTCGCTCGTCAAAAGGCTTGACATCCTCTACACGACTCATAACTTCTTGCTTGCCAAAGCTCAAACCACTGATGTTGTAGATTGGTGCCCGCCAGCCAGCAATACGCATGTGAGCGACCATTTCCTCATTAGTGGCCAATACTGTAGCAAACTCATTGACCATTTGCTCGTATAGCCCCATCCACCGAGCCATGCCCCAAACGTGCACAAAGTCATCAGGATCAATGCTTTGTGCTAGACAACGTACAAAGATGCGTGGACGATATTCGGCAGGTGTTTGATTAATGATGTAGGGCAACATTTCAATGCCGGGCGTGAACATGTCTTCAAAAAAGATCACATCCTCATTGGTCACTGAACCGGCTTTGAGCAATTTGACCAAATTGGCCATTTGTGTGAGACTATAGTAACTGCGCCCATGTGCGTCCAGTACCTGCCCAGTAACAATGTCTTGGCTGGCGGTCAAGTTGTCTCCACGCACAATCTCATAATCAATCCCACGTGCCTTAAATACAGTAGTACTCCAGTCCTCTAGTTGATAAGTGTAGCGCGACACATAGGACTCAAGTCCACAGTAATAAAGCCTGCGAATCTTACGACCTGCCATGTCAAGCGTTCCTCATTTTTTCAGCATCAATCCACCACATGTTTTTAACATTGTGTCCTTTGATGATGTTTTGGTAGTCTTTCCAAACTTGGTTGTGTTTGTTGTATAGATATCCTTCGTTAAAAGGGTGACCAAAATCAGCACAAAACAGTTTGAAATCTTCAAGATCTTCGAAGATTTTAGTGACTTCGGGCTTCATTTTTAGATATTTTTTTAGCCAAGCATGACTCATAGAAATAGTCCGTAAAGTGTAAAAATTAACCTGGATAAGAAATTTCACATCCATTCTCCCCATCTTCGGAAACTTGGATGATTACTGCACGTCCAGGGTACCGTGCTGCAATGTGTACATAAAGATCGTCTGACATCATTTCGCAACTCTTATAGTCTAACACAAGAGTGCCCTCGCTGTAAAGTCTTTCGAGCCACCGCTTGAATTGAATAAACTCAATATCACGATTGTTGTGTATGACTTCAATACTGACACGAAAGTGAAAAATGTGCCGATGTGGGTGTCCTAAAAAGCTGACATCATACTCGTCACCAGTGGCCAGCGCCGGGTCAGTTAGTGCTTCAGGATAGCGATGGATGCCTTCTTTTTGGAATGTGACCCAAATGAATTTGGTTGCGGTAGACATTTTGATATTGATTAAGTCTCGTTGTGTAGATGTGATATTCATAATTCTTAAATCCATAGGTGCCAATTTCTTTTAGACATTGCTACTAAGTCTTTCATTTTATCAGTTCTAAGTGCATAGACGTTGGGTGAACTTTTTTGTGCTTCTATACTAAACCATTTGGTGCCATGAATAAATAATTTTCTGTCGCCATTGATTAATTTTTGGCGACAAATTTCATATGCTTCTTTGGCAATTTGCTGAATTAACGGATGAGAAAAATCACAAACTGTTTGACCTACAACAACTTTCCCATTATGATATACTCGTATTTGTGTTTGAAACTTTTCACGAATAGTAGAGTCTTCCCAATCGGTAGAAATAATATTGTCAATATTAGATCTTCCCACAGTTTCACGTGAAACAGCATTGATATCTCTAGCCTTTAGTTCAGCATTTACAGCTGGTAGATCTGCTCCAACATTTGTCCTATCAATTGGTAATCCGTTATTGATAAAGACAACTTCAAGCCCTCGACCAGCAGCACCGTGGTCCCCATTAACTACTGGTGCTACAGATTGTCCTACTACTGAAAATTTAACTTCTTTGAGTTTAGGTTTAGGTTGTCTCATAATACATGATCCTTACGGTAAGCATGCCACGGAGTAAATGTGGCGGGGGTTTGTAAACTGCGTAGGTGATGACACCATACACCGGGATTGCTGCGATCAAAATCAACATCGTCAATTTTTAGCACAGCGTTATACCCCAATTGGTCAGCATAGGGAATTTTAGCACTGATCAACGGGATAAAATTGTTGGCTTCGCACCAGCCGGTTTCCAACACATAATCAACTTGGCTGATGTCAAAGTCCACAGTGACCAAATAATCACTGTTGATAAAAGGATTGACCATAATTTCCCAATCAGCTGCATCCTTGGCTGTTTCAATGTCGAAACTGTGATTGGCGCCAAAAAAGATATGCTCAATTGGTGCGGCACGATTTGATCGTGCGGGGGAAACTGCCAGCCATTTGCGTATTGTTTCAACTGGTTGCACCCCCACAACAAACAACGTATGTTTGCCTGCAGCAAGGGTATTCTCTACTTCCGTGCCAGTAAAAAACTCAACGCTAGCGTTTTCACTATTAGCATAAGTTCTATTCATCTTCGATTTCATTTTTAGGTAAACCTGTAAAAAATGTGTTGGTCTGTGGTTTAATTGCTTTTCTTCCTGTGTCGCCACGAGTGCCTTTGATAACGTACCAAAAGCCTCGCGAATGCTCTTTGACGAGATCTAAGGCTTCATCTAGAGTTGGAGCAGAAAATACACTATCCACAACGTTCCTAAATTTTATAGTATCATACTGGGTATGGACAAGCATATTTGGTGCCGTGCCAGAATCATACAGTTCGTTAGACTTCAGCACCGAGTCAATATGCATGTACACATTGTGTCCCATTTGCAAGGCATAGCTGAAACTGTCCCAACTAGTTTTGCCTTCTTTCATGATCTTGTTTAGCATACCGGGTTTGTAGTAGCAAACGTCGCTTACACCAAGTCTACGGCTAATAGGTGTGCTAGTAAACGTGTCAAAGTGTCCATCTTGGGTCATAACCAAGTCAAAACTTCTAGGGTCAGAAGCATACTTTTTGTCATCTACAGCCTTGCCCATTTTGTAGCTCCATTTACCACCGTCGGGATAAACCGATTCGTAGTAGATCTGTCCCTTAGCTGTGGCCAAAAATGGACTAGCACAGTCAAAGCTGATGGTCAGTTGGGGATTAAAATAACGCCTAATAGCACGTTGAATATCAGTCAATACCAAGCCCCATTCCAATCTACTTGTACCTAGCACGTGGATCCAATCGTGTACCCCAGGCTGCATTAAGCCATCATGACAAATAGTAACCAGCCGCTTTAGTACCAGTTCAATTTCGCACATGTTTTGCCCGCCCATAGCCCAACCGTCAAAATGACGATCAGGATACTTTTTAGGGTCACAGTAGTCTTTCATTTCTGCATACCATGCGTCGCCAGTTTCGTGATCACTGGCTTGTAGCACATTCAAAAACTTAGCACCACCATTCTTCACTCCCAATCGATTGGCCATAAAGTACTCGTTGTTGTACTTAGTAGCATTAACAGCTTCTTCATAGTTGGTAATGCCGCTGGCTGCTGCAGCCACTTTGTTGTGTTGAATCCAAATTGGAATATCCAGCACCATGGCATAGTCAGCGATACCGTCTAGCCATTTAAGTACAGTTTCTCTTTTGGTCTGTGCTGCTGCCAGGCGTTGACGATACTGTTTTACTAGATCAACCTTAACAGTCTTTTCAGTAATTTCTTCAACAACTTCTATACCAGTGGCAGTTTGTTGTGCGACTCGCTTTTTTTTCTTAACAATTTTGTCTTCGTACCCACGAGCTTCACATTCGGCCATGGTATCCTGTACTGCTTGACTGTTGGGATCCCGCCATTCACCGGCCCATACTGCTGTAGCAATTTGGAATCCACCCGAGTCTCCAAGCAGTACAGTCTTGGAACGATCTCGATTGCGAACCATGTCTTCGCCAGCATCAAATTTGTTCAAATCCAAATTAGCATGACCAGCCGAGTACAAACTCCAAGGGTAATAAAAATATGCCTCTTGTTGATTAAGCCAGTTCATACCTTCAATGCCACGTTCAAACCCCTTAGGGATTCTAGACGATTCCACTGCTTCGCTATAACGTTGATTACCTATATAACCAGAATAAAAACTGCTGATGGCTGGGAGAAATACGGCACGGTCGCCTAGCCGTGCTGTGAGATCGTCTTGGTCCATTACTTGCTCTGGCTTGGGAATTTGTATTCGTACACGCCAAGACCTGAATCAACCTTTACAATCATTAGTGCTGATGGGGCAACTTCAATGATTGAAATTTCTTTGTCTCCGGGCAACCCCAGTACAGATTGTAAACTAGCAACTTCCCACATATAGATATGATTGAGTTTGGATTTATTGTCTGTAAATTTATGGAATGTGTAGCTACCTTCATGGCTGCTGCTGTCACCAAAGCGAAACTTTAGTTCATCCCGTACACTCTGCACTGAAATAAGTCCGTCACCACTGTAGGCCTGAGCTTGAAACTTTAGCCGCTGAATGCTTTGAACGCTGGGCTCAAATACCATGCTGGGTGTCGGCATAGGGCGATCTTTAAACTCGCGTGTTTTGCTTTCCACTACCGACCGCGACACAAAACGATGGAAGTTGTTGAAATCTCCTGCACCGTTTTCAAAGTCAAGTCCGTCTAAATGCTCTTCACCATTACGCATTTGCTTGCGAATAGTGATTTTTGCTCCTTCGCTGTATTCGGGAATATTCATCAGCGTATTAAGACGGGGCAATTCTAGCAGTCCAAACACACCAATAAAATCAACCAATGGTTGATGAAATGTGCCACGAATTACAAGACTGCCTTTTTCGTTCACAGCCAACAGTGTAGTAGAATCTGGTGTACCGGCAATCTTGCAAATGCTGAGTGGGTCAAACGGGCCGCAATGTTTTACGATGTCTTTGATGTAGTCAATCATGTGTATTCCTTATAGTGTAATGATGATATTTAGATTGTAGCATACCTGCTACGAAAAAAACAAGTTAAAAGAGTTCTTGGTATTTGTGTCATGTGCCAAATCCCATTTAAGGACTCCTAACAAATTGGAGACCTTTTTGTCTACAATGGCCGCTTCCATTTCACTGTCGTCAAATGGCAGCTCTAAGAACCAAGGAGGTAGTCGCTGCTCGTCAATAGGATAAGCAACGCTGGTATAGCCAATGGGATTGCTTCGCAGTTTGCACACAATAACCTTTTGACCATCTACTATCCGCATGGCGTAGTTGTCGTGATTCATTTCACGTAGACTATTCCAATTTAGTGCGGCACGAACATGCCCGGGCATATTGGCCTTGCCTTGACGTGCTTCTTTTTCTCGATAGCTGGTTAAATTGTTAACACGTTTAGGAGTACCTTTGTGCCACGGCTGTAGTGCTTCAAACTTGCGTTTGAATTCTACAATTCGTTCCACGGCATGAGCTCGGTCACCGCCCGACAATATATCTAGCAGTAAACTACTGAGAAATTCTTGTACCACTTTGGGAGTGTCTGATCGTTTAAGGTCAAGTCCCATGGCTTTAACTTTACCCGGTTTACCGTCAACGTCTAAGCGTTTACCTTCTTTATCATAGATTAGAATAGCATAGCGTTTCTTAGTAATAAACAAGCCCTTGGTGCCTACCAATTCTCTACCACAGCGAATAATCTTACCATTGTCTAACGGACAGTGAAATGCACTAACCATGAACTCGGGAAAACTTTCATTGACTGCAGCACCAATTTGGTCATACAACGCGACTACAGTTTCCTTGGACCATTCTATTTCGCCAATGGCTACTCGATCTTGTAGCACTGGCCAAGCTGAGAAAATAACCGAGTCCGTATCACCGTATTGAATACTACGCCCAACGTAGTTGTATTCTCCATCAAGGATCTCATTAACCTTTGCAGCCATGTGTTTAACAATGACTCGACCAGTTAGTGTAGTGCTTTGTCCAATACGGTGATCTTCAAACCTACACCCTTTATTGAGTAGCGCACCATATAAACTGTTCAAGTTAATTTTCTTAACTAACTGTAGTTTGTCATAGTATTCGTATTGTTCTTGGTCTACACCGTTGTGTTTTTTAGCTTCGGCCTGCAGAGTTTTACGCTCAGCATACCAACGTGCTAGCAAACCTGGCACAATACCGGCTTGTTCTGTAGTAAAAATAGTACCATTAGCACTGAGTGCCCAAGGACGATTATCAGCAAACAACAAATTATGAACTTCGGCCGCCGAATGTTCAGTGGTCTTATTGTCTTGCTCCCAGTCAATCATGATCATCATGCTGGTGTCACGATTCATAACTGCTTGATATTCCAATGTACCAAACATGCCCTCCCATGCTTCTGCAAAGTTAGCGCCTTGTGCCATTTTATCCGCGATGTAACGATCTGTATAAGTAGGTCGTAACTGTGCGATGATGGTTTCGGGCGCCATGTTTAGTGCACGGATTACTGATGGGTATAGACTGTTAATATCTAAGCCGCCAATCCATTCATGCAGGCCCTTCTTAGGGTAAGCTACATAAGCACCAGCAGCACCACTGTCGTCCTCTTCCTCGCCATCGCTGTTGAATTTAGGAGCAGCCCGCTTTTTTCTATTGGGCACAATTAGTCCTTGGCTATGACACTCGTTGATAATAGCCTGTTCTGTAACTGCTACGGCACCCATAACAGTGGGCAACAACACAGTATTTTCATGTGCAATTGTGTTGGCTAGATCTAAAAACTTCAGCTTTTGATCAATCTTAACCACCAACATAACGTCCTGTCGGTTATAGTCAATAAACTTGCGCCAATCATTGTTGTAAAGCTGTTCTAGTGTACCGTCATAGCTGACCTTACTGCCTAGTCCTTCGTACTCGCCAATAGCATCCAAACTGTAGCTATGGCGTTCTTCATAGTTGTACTTGCGATACAGTTGCATATAGTCCATGTGTACTCGGCCCAACAAGTCATAAGTTTCTTGTTCTGCGCCAAAGCGTTCAAATGTTCTACGTTTGGGAAACTGCCCCCACAAACACATACGTCGTGTGTCGTCTCGACTCAGCACCTTGATGATACGGTTAATAGTATAGGGAATATCAAATCCCTCACTGTTCCAACCAGTTAGTACGTCAGCATCGTCAATCAAGTCTAGGAAAGTTGACAGCATGTCGCCTTCACGTTCAAACACCAGCGTGTCGTCAAATGTGTTGGCAATTTTTGTAGCTTCTTCTAGTGACAGTGTGGGCGGTGGCATTACTAGTGTGACGCATTTTTCCAACCAAGACAAGTAGACCGTAATTGAAGTAATACGGTTAAACGGATCCTCAGGTGGCGCATACCCACGTTCGGGATGAAATGCTACCTCAATGTCGAAAATTGCTGAGTGCAGTCTAGGGGCTCGTTGTCCAAGATAGTTATCGCCGAGACAACGAAACACTGGGTTAATGTCACTTTCCCAAATGCGCTGACTGCTGTAGATTTTAATTTCTTTTTGAAATTCTTTTAAATTTCTTGTGCGATACTGTGTTACCGGGTTTCCATAAATGGTTTTATATCGACCCCCTGGATCATCATGATAAAACACATATTCTGCAGGGTATTCTTGATATACACGCCGCCCGTCAACACGTTCAACCACGTGGATGGTATTGGCCGTTTTGTCATGTAGTGCGTCAACGTAACTGATAGTAGCTCTCCTGATTACGCACTAGTATACAGAAAAAGCCTCGCTAACGCAACTCCGTCAATGGTGACAAGCAAGAGGTAGTTAGCCAACATGCCCAATGAGCGACGGCTCCAAGCACACCAGGCATAGATACTACAACTAGTAATCCAAGCGGGATAAAGAGCCACAAGTGGAGGGTTTGGTACTGTTCCAGCCATGACAACAGCACACCCAATACTAAGAGCCCAAGCAACCAACTCCATAATAAAGCGTAAACGATGGGCGTGATAGTCATTTTGTATCCATTCTACAGTAGGGCGAAGCAGCGTGTTATACATTATTTATTTGGCCCACTATGCCGGGATTATCACGTAAAAAAGAAACTAACCCATGCGTGAAGATGGTAACTTGTTCTTCACTCATGTGCACTCCATAGGCTCGTTCTATAATATGCACAATTTCGTGCCAGTGTGCAATCATTTTTGTCTGCGGGCTTGCGGAGTAATTGATCCAAATTTCCTGTGTATTAAAATTGGCTAAACCAATGTTACCATTCATTTCTTCGGGCGATCGCTCACTGATGCTGTAGACGATCCCGGATACTTTAACTTCCATTATAGTGTACGCCCAACAGTTTCAAGAATATCTTGCACTGTTTGATTGTCTTTGTTGATATCGGTTAACTTGCTCTTTTGTGCAATTTTAATGGCTTTTTTCAGCAGTGCTGGTTTGATTTCCAACTCTTCAGCCACTGCTTTGATGGTGTCTGATAACCCTTCGTTAAGGGTTTCAATTTCGGTGTAGATTTGAATGCCCTCGTTGACTAGACTGGTCAACTTGGCTTTTTGTTCACCGGAAAACATTCTTCCTGACATACGGACTCCTTGAGTAATGCTGTGTATTATACAGCATTACCCTGGTCTAGAGCAAGTGGGACTTACTCTTTTAGTGTACTACGCAACATCCAGCGATGCTTTTTGAACGCATCCTGACGCTCGGCTAGGAAGTTGCTGAGTCCGTGTTGGTGTTCGAGTTCGGCAAAATGATAAGCCATTTCCAATGACTTTAGTACTGTGCTGATATCTTCTAATAGAACAGCAGTCATGTCTCGGGCGTCACGGAAGATGGACTCTTCTTCAATGCCACTGAGTTCGCGTAGTGCAGCAGTACTCATGGGAGCATAAGCATCTAGTGCGCGAAGTTCTTCGGCCAAGATGTCAATACTGCCGTAGACTTCTTCGTAAATTTTACCAAACAGATCATGGAACTGAGCAAACAGTATGCCCTCAACGTTCCAATGTGATTGGTGTGCTTTGTAGTAAAACACGAAGCTGTCGGCTAGGGCAGCTTTTAGTGCTAGTATGACTTTTTCCATTTTATTATCTCATTTCAATATATGCGCGGTTGTTTACAAAATAAACAACGTAACTACCTAACCCTCTAAAGCCTAATTGTGCTGCTTCAACTCTGGCTTGGACAGTTCCTGGGCCAAAACGCGGCCTAGGATCGTTAGGCTGTAGAACAGTTCCTTGATACTCTTTTCCATCATGAGTTACATTAACTTGTTCTCCATTGCGTTCAACCGAGTCAACTTGCGGTAATTTCTTAATATAATCAGCGCGAGCTTGTTGTGCGGCAGGTATTTGGGTTGCGGTAGGCTGGGTAACAGATTGTTGTTTGCCATTTGCTCGAGCTTGTAATTCTGCTTTAGCATCATCTACGCTAATCATGTATCTACCAAAGCGATTTTCATCTGCGGCTTTTTGCAGATACTCTGTATTATAATGACTTAGATCCGCCGCTTGCGCTCCACCACCTAGTGCAGCAGCGCCGGCTAAGGCAGCCCCTGCCACTGCAGTTTTCCAATCTTCGTTGATCTGGTAGTAGCTTTCACTTACTTGCTTTTCTTGCTTTCTTAGAGCAGCAATTTCAGCTTCAATCTTTTTAGTACGCTCGGCCCATTGACGCTCCATGGCGCCAAGATCAATACCGTGATTGGTTTTCAAACGTTTGTTAAAACGCTCTTGTGCTGATGGTTTTTGTTTGGCTTCCGCAACTTGCTGCTCTCGATTACGACGCTGCTGATAATCAGTTTTGGCAGGGTCTTTCTTGTTTTTGGCAGGTGGCTTAACTCCAGCAATGCGATTTTCTTCATCTTTACGACGTTTAAAGTAATCATTTACTTCTGATACATTAACTACAGGTTTGTTACCGTGAACTTGTCTGCCTTTGCCTACGATTCGCCCTGTTTCCCGTTTACTGCCGATGTGCTTACTGGCTAAACTTTGCCCAGGTTTGACTCGCACACGATTTGGCGGAACTGTTTCAATCTTCCCGCCATGTGCTAAAAAGTCTGCTACTGTAGAATTGATTTCTCGTCTAAAATCGGCCTTGGTTCTCATGTCTTCTGCCATGCTGTGCTCGTCGCTGATTTCCGTTGCTTCGCCACCAGCCTCATGTGCTAATTCTTGTATAGCACCCCAATACCGACGTGGCGCAACCAGGTATTCACCATCCCAGTCAATACGTGAATTAAATCGACCCATGACATGGTTAAAGGCGTTTTCATTATCAATTTCAAATGTCACTGAATCATGGAAACTTTCTGTTACACTTTCATTAGGCATACAGTTACGTACTTGGCCGCCATTCTTGCCCGTTTTGGTACCTTCGGCGTGTTTACCAGGCCAGCACTTTGTATAACCATTAGCATCTTTTTGTCCTTTACGGATTTCACTGAGGGTTCCATGTGACTTACACATGCCGCAGTCGGGGCAAGTCATTTCCATAACTGTGCTTTCAGTATGCTTGCGCTTACCGGCACAGTGTGCCTTTTGTGAGAAACCTTTTGGATGCTTACAATTGATACTATTCTTGTACTTTTGACTCCACTCTTCTTTCACATCCTTTGTAATCTTAGCGTTGCCAACCTTTTGATCCTTGGGTTCAATAGGGGGAGTTTTTCTATCCTGTTCTTTACGATGTTTTGCTGCCAAATCAGCCACTGAGCCTTTGCGTGGGGGTTTACCATAACTAAATGGGCCGCCTTCCGCCACACCTTGCTGATCTTGCTGTTCACGTTTTTGTAATTCTTTACGAATTAGTGCTTTGAATCTTGCTTCATTACGATGTAGGATACCTGGACGCAACATCATTTTCAAATGGTCGGTGTCGTATTTGCTGTAATCGGCACCACGGGTAGGTAGTTGATCAACTCGGCCTTCCGCCACACCTTTTTTAGCAAAGCGGGAATTTTGGAAACTACCTTCGATATACCATTCCATATCGTCATCATTTACTTTACAATTTAATACGTGAACACTATATCCTTGGTCATCTAACCATGCCTGTGCTTCTTGAATCATTTCTTGTTTAGATATATCACCACTGATATCTAAGTCATTCCACCAACCATCACCAACTAAGTCAGTCATTTGGTCATCTGTGTACCAACGTCCTGATTCACCGCCACCATTACCTGGAGCGAATTCTTTTAGATTGTCTTCCGCTACACCTTGTTCGCCTGTAATAGCTTGTAGCAAGGCACGAGCAACTACACGATCCTTTTCTTTTTCATCTTCGGGCAATTGAGCGTACTGCTGTGTCATTAGTTTTTCACGCTGTGCCAATTTGGCCTGTAGTTTCTCTTGGGCCATAGTTTTAGAATCGTCAAACTGCATTGGGTCTTTAACAAA